ATCAGTGCCTTCATCTGCGCGTCACCAGCCGCCACCCCGTGTTTGGCTAGCTCCTCCCTCAGTCGCTCCTTCACTACTACGGAAGCTAAAGGAATAGGAAACTCCTTCACCCCGTCACGTGGTAGGTGCAACCTTATTAGTGCAACTTCTCCCAAATTGGGATCTTTCATCCGCTTTACTACGTAAATGAAGTTCTCGTAGACCAACCTTGGTCCTTCCTCATCGTCAGAGGGGACGTTGTAGTAAAGTGCTCCGTTCTTAGCTCGAAAGTATGGTTCTGGTAGATTCTTTGGATACGTGCTGACATCTTCGTCAGCTTCCTCAGCAGCATCACCATCATCGAAGTCCTCAGCCTTGGCTATCTCAGCCCCAAGCATGATTGGGGATTTGAACTTGCCTCTATGCTGACAACCATCACAACCACCGGGGTTCTCGTTCTCAAACGTTGAGCAATGGTGCGGTCCGCCAATATCTTCTGCCTTTTCTTCCGTCTCCCCCGGATGGTAACTAGGGTGCTTGGAAGACATCTTGTGGATAGCAGACTCTCGGTCAACGCAATGAGTAGCAATCGACAGGGCAGACCGCCACAAATTGTACCCAATGCTATCTTGGTTCTGGTAACAATAAAGTAATTGGTTACACCCATCCCCAGTAGCCGACTTCATCATGATGGTTTTGAACCGCTTGACACGGTTTTCCATCATCGACTCCATCAAAGGACTTAGCCGACGCGGTACGTAAGCGCGTTCTTCATTAGGCTCGGGGGCGTTAATTAACGCTTTCCATGTATCGTACGGTGTTACATCGTGTTCCTCAATCAGCACCTCAACGGGTGCTTGTTGGTTGTTTTTAAAGTTGTATGTGCCGGGGATACGGAGTACACGTGACGCTTCAAATACTGAAGTGTCCACAATCAAACAAGCTTCTAACGCAAGGTCACGTAGCCTATGGGCTACAACTTCCCACTCATTCCGCTTAACTACCTTGTCTAGCGGCCAATAAAAATGAAGCCCGTACCCCGAGTTGACCACGATGGGCCGAGGTAAGGAATATTTCTTAATGAACGCTTTGACTGCTTTGAACCCAGTCGGCTGGTCAATATAGCCCCTAATCTTGCCGTCTTTGTCTGGCTCGGCTTTATCCGCACCGCAATCTATATCCATCCATATCGACTTGAAATAAAGCGCGTTGGACTGTCTGCGGTTATCGGCCTCACCGTACTTGGCACAGCCAAAGTAGGCATCAAAGTTGTTATCGACTAGCCACTTGATGTTCTCGTCAAACTCTGTGCGGGATGTAAAAAACTTTTGACTTATGTATCTTCCGTTTCCCCAAGCGCAGTACCGACCTTCGGGGGGCAGTACGGCATCGAGCAAGTTAAAACTTGTCATATCTTCAGATGGGGAGAGAGAAGAAGCGGGGCGCAAACCCCGCCACCCGGATTACTACGTACGCTTGCTTAGCTGTTCGATGAACAAGAGTATCTGTTCTTTGAGCGAAGCCTTGGGTTTATGTACCCCCCAGAACCAGTTGTAAACTGTACTTCGGGATACGGCAAACTTTTTTGCTACGTCATTAACAGGAACACCGTGTTCAATGCACAGACGCCCAAGCATTATGCCAACGGAGTCGGATCCCGCCTTGTTACAGGCATCGGCTAGTCGTTGGCTGTATCCGTAACTCATACTTAGTCCTCATCGCTCCACGCGCTGATGACATCAGCTAACTTCTTTTTCTCGACTGGTGCTTCCTCAGTCTTCTTAGAAGTTCGCTTGACTGGCTCATCAATCTCCGCAGCTTTCGGTGCGGCTAACGTAGCTGGTTTCTTAACAACGCCGTCGGCTTGGGAGGGCGTCATGATGACAAGCGACTTAGTTTTTTCAGTATTGGCAACCTTCTGAACAACTTCATATTCAGGGCGGTTGATATACCGAGTAGGGCTAAACAGTACCGACTGGTTATCGTTGTTCTCGTTGAAAGAAACCTGACTAACCATGAAGTCGATGCTCTTGCCGTTGCTGCTAAGGTACTTGGTGTAGTTCTCAAAGGTGTACGTCCCGTCACCACCGTCGCCAAACAGAGACTTGGAAGCTAGGTTCAGTTGATACACCTCACCCTCAAGATTAGTACCAAAGTCCTGTTCAAGCAACACCGCGATACGACGGGAGTACCGGCAAGCCTTTGAGTTACCCTGACCCGAACCCTTGATGTTGTTGGGGCAGTCATCGCAGTTCGCCGACTGGGGATTTTCTGCCTTGGCATCAGGGGCCTTGCCATCGTTTGAGAAGCAATCCGGTGATGTCGGTTCAGCATCGGGGCTCCACGACTTAGCGTAGAAGATGCGTCCTACCTTCGGTGCCGCGTTAACAATGACCACATTTAGGTCACCCTTAACCTTGCCCATCTCTTCGCCGCCGACTACTAAGCGAAAGATCCCGTTCTTGGGCACGATACGCTTAACACCCGAACGACCAGCGAGGGTCTTCGTAAGCTCACTAACACCCGCCGTCTGGAGGAAGTCGGGAAGTGCTTGATCCATCAATTGCAAATTAGCCATTTTCTAACCTTCTTTAGAGCGCCTAACAACCACGGTATACTCCCTATCCACATTGAGTCCAATGGGGCTAAGGTCTGGATTCTCTTCAAGAAACTGCTTCATGTGTGTTTGATGAAGCCTCTTCTCTAGCAGGGCGAATGCACTGTTTTCACGGATGAATTGGTACATAGAATCCCAATCGTTCGTCCAGTACCGTGACTTGACTGAGCGAATGATCGTCCCTGCTTCTGTCTTGATGCTACTAGCGTTGAACTTCTTGCAGACGTCTAGCATCTGCTCTTCAATCACTTGCATCTGCTCGCGCAACTTATCGTCCTCTGTCTTGAACTCCTGCTCAAGCTTCCTACGACTGTCACGGATTTTGATGTATGCCTTGGTCAACTGTTCCAAGGTCGGTGCGCCATCTTCGACGGCTAGCTCGTCGGCTTCGATTTCCATCTGATGCTCCAATAATTCGTGGGTGGACCCCACGACCTCTAATATACACTAACTCTGAACAATGTCAAGCAGTGTCATCGATCTCGTGACGATAAAGCTCGATAATTTTCTGGTGATTGACGATGTTGTTGCGCAGCATCCCGTACAGTTCGCCCTCTATTGGCGAGCCTTTGATGTGTACCACGGTCATTGTGTTCTTCTGACCGGGGCGGTTGATACGGGCGTTTGCTTGTAGATACGTCTCTACACTGGTCACCGGGGCATACCAGACTATTGTGTCTGCTGCGGTAAGGGTTAGTCCGTGAGAAGCGGCTTGTGGTTGAATGATCAACACGTGGGGGTTGGTCTTCTCTTGGAAGTTCTTGATGATCTGACTGCGCTTGGACACCGGCACGTCACCGTTGATGATCTCGCACTCGATGCCGTGCTTGGTCAGGTACTGATTAATAATGTGTATGGTGTGGGTAAACGGCACGAACACTAGTACTTTGTGTGATGCCTCTTCAATCACTTCCTTGACTGCTTGCAGTCGGTTCTTGGCGTCAAAGTCTAATACTTCTTTGTTGTCGGTGTATACCGCACCACACGCAATCTGGAGCAGCTTGTTCAACTTAACTGCGGCGTTAACTGCTGTAATCTCCTCACCCGCTGCCTCGATTAGCATCTCCTGCTTTAGCTCCTTATAGTACTTGGCCTGTTGCGGCGTCATAGGAGCATCACGGTCTGTGTAGATAACATCGGGCAAATCGAGGCAGTCGGCTTTGGCAAACCTAATCGCGGGTTGGAGCACCTTGTGAACTATCGCCGTTGCTTCCGGTTTAGGGAGCCATCTGTATTCACTCACCGGAAACATCACTTGGTTCTTAAACTCAGCAAAGAACATCGGCAAGTTAGTCGGGCTGACTAGTTTGGCTAGCCCATAAGCATCTACGGGTGATTGAGCCGCAGGTGTACCCGTCAACATCCACAGTCCTTTGACCTTCTTCATAATGTCGCGCAAGGTCTTCCATCTAACTGTCTGCGCGTTTTTGTAGGCTGACGCCTCGTCCACTACGATCAAGTCAAACCCACCGTTTATGATCTCCTGCTTGACGATCTCAACCCCATCAAAGTTGATAACGACGTACTCGGCGATGCCTTTGATTACTTCCTTGCGCTTGTTAGAACTACCGTGAGCTACATCTACTCGGCGATGTACGGCAAACTTAAATAGGTCTTGCTGCCAAGCGGAGTGCATGATTGAAAGAGGGCAGATCACCAGCACGCGCCGGATCAACTGCTTCTTCATGAGGTAGTCGGTAGCCCATATAACCGACGCGGTCTTCCCTGTACCTTGCTCGTTGAAACAAAAAGCTTTCTTGTGCGAGGCTAGAAATGCCGCTGTCTCTTTCTGGTGGTTAAATGGGGTAAGTCCGGGCGGGCAGGGCCAGTTGTAGCCCGATAAATAATCTTGCATTTCCAATTACTTCTTCTCACCTTTGTGGTGCAGATTCCGACTACGGTTCTTGCTTGGGCTTTCTAGCTTGTAGCCATCAGCGTTGGTTCCACCTTTAGCCAAAGCCTTCACATGCGATACATCTTTACCTGCACGGTTTACCCCTTTCTGATCAAGTTTATTTCGAGCGCGTTGGCGCTCCATCCGATCCTCATGTTCGCCCCGTTTCAACTCCATCTGGTACTCATGTTTGTACGGACGGGGGGTCTTGGTGTATGGCACGACTAACTCCTGTTGTGTTCGCAGGTTTTGACGGGGCAGAATCGGCAAAGGGGGCCACTGATTGGGTTCCACACGCCACTAACAAACGCAGAACTCAGCCGTTGTAGGTCGGGCATTACCCCTTCCATGTAGCGTTCGCGGTCCTTGGCGTAGTGATCTTTGCTTACAAATTCGTTGCTAACCACAAACAACAAAGCCGACTTAATTTTTTGTACGACCGGGAACTTAGCGAACACGGCTACTGCCATGAGGTCTAACTGTTGCGTGTCAGCGTAGCGAGCGTTCTTGCTGGTCTTATAGTCAACCATATGCGCTAAGCCTGTAGAAGAATCTACAATCAACAGGTCAACGATACCGTGCCACCAAACGTTACTCGCATCGAAGTCGCAGTACTCCAAGTCTCGGGTCAGACCGAGCTTTATCTCGCAGTACTTCTCACCCTCAATGTTGTTGAGCGAGTCAAGAATGGGGCGCATGTAATTGAATTTGGGTGGGATGGGCGTACCATCCCGTACGTGTTCTTCAGCCGCCAGATGCACAGCAGACCCATATAACGCCGACTCATGCGGGGTGTCAACAATGTCTCTAGCTACCTTTATGTGGTAGTACTTTTTGGGGCATTGCTGAAACGTCTTAAGACTGCTGTGCGACCAGACGAAATCCATTTAGTTCTCTTGTAGCTGGTACTTGCGTTGATCCGCTAGGTCTTTAACCAGAGCGCAAGTTAGTTTGGTTTCCGCTAGTGCATCGTATGCTTGCTTAAGCGCCGCATCGTAATCGTTGCTCTGCATAGCCTCGTGTAGCAACCGTAGTGCGTTCTGGGCCATCAGCATAGGGTAGGTGTAGTCAGCCATTTGGTTCCTAAAGGGGAGTGCAAAGTTGGTACTTTACACCCCCCGACCTACTTACTGATCGGTCTGTTCGTCAGTTTCTTCAGCTTCTTCGTCTTCAGCTTCTTCGTCCTCGTACTCTTCTTCAGCTTCTTCAGCCTCTTCAGCCTCTTCAGCCTCTTCAGCTTCTTCGGCTTCGTCGGCGAAGATGATTAATTCGGACTCGGACTCAAAAACAGATTCGCTAGCAGCAGCTTCGCCGTCAACAATAGCGTCCACAAACGGTTGCATAGCGGACATATCCAGCTCGGCCACATCGGCCTCAAACGTGATCGTTACTTTCATGACTGACTCCAAAAGTTATGCCGAGGTTCGGCTCGTCGATTGTACTTGGTCAATGTTTCGGAATTATGGCCTCGTTCTTTAGCCGCTTAACTTCTTGCGCTGACCGTTGCCCATGTAAACCTTCGTCGGACTTCATGTAAAACGTGGTACCGGGAAATTCACAGCGGTACTCAACAATCATTCTTGATTGGTATTGCGGCGTACAGTCTTCGCAATAGCTATGCCCCGGAGATGGGTAACAGGACCGAGCGGCTTGCCGCCAAGCAGCGTATTGCTTAGCACTATCAAAGCATCGTGGGTAGGGTTCTTTCATTGCTTATCCGTTGTTCTTTCCAGTTGTTCTTTAAGGCGATTGTGGAATGTATTTTCAGAGTCATCACCGCTTATCAGCCAATCGATGCGTTGCACATAAACGTAGGCTTCGCGTAGTAAATTTATGGCCTTGTTAAATTTCTCAATGGTTTCGTGTTTATATCTACAGTCCCAATCTTGATCTGCGTTTTCTAAAACTATTTGCTCAATGTTGTCGGCAATTTGTTGTAGTTCAAATTGCTTGTAATCAAAATATCCACCACTCATACAACCTCCTAAAATAGTGCGTCAGGAACTTGGGACAAATCCAGCTTTAGTTTGCGCTGGCGTTTAATCTTCTCAACCACGTGTGGGTATGGCGGCACGGTCCACACCCACCGTACTACGTTGCCTTCATCGTCAAGGATTCCGTATCTCATTTTTTTCTCGTAGCTTGGTTTCAATCTGATCAAACAGTTTGCGGGTGTAGCCTTTGATTGGCGTGTCCCCCCACGGCCCTATAATTTCTTTGATCTCGTCATCCGTCAGCCCGACCCACCGCTGTGAGTGTTTAATTGCTTCTTGAATAATTTTAATTTCTTCTTGAATTGTGTCAGCAAGGTAAATGGGATTTAACTTCCCGTCTGCGTCTTTATGTCTACCCAAAGACATAAGAAACTGTTCAATATCAATCATGTTCCTTTTCCTTAGATTCAAGCGCATCGGCGGCTTCCTCCAGCAGGTCTGCAATCCTGT